AGCTTTACTCCCAATCGCCTTACAAGTCGTCAATCTATTTAATGATCGATTCCTGCCAGTAATTGAGAGAGTCGCGGCATCCTTCGGCGGTGGCGAGGGACTTATTGCCAAGATTAAATCATTCGTTGAAACAGTCCGCAACGCGCTTAATCCAATTGTTGTAGCGCTTCAAGATTCATTTAATAAAGTTTCAGAATCACTCTCAACTAACCGAGGCAACTTCCAAAGCTTCTTAGATTTAATTAAAACGCTGTATTCATTCTTCGTTACTTATTTTGTGCCGATTCTTAAAAGCCAAGTAGTTTCGGCAATTCAAGGAATCGGAACGGCTTTCAGTTTAACTTTCAAAGTCATATTGCCAATTATTGGATTCATTTCCGACGCGATTAAAGAACTTCTTAAACTTGTAGATTTTGTAATTCAGCGCATCAATTTTTTGATTAGTGCTAGAAATAAATTAAGCCCATTTAAAGACATACCACTTATTACTACTACCACAGCAGCACCTATCGCACCTAATATTCAGCTTCCTTTTGGCGGTGGAACTATTGGGGGCGGAGCTACCGGTGGGACAACAGTAATCCCAACTATTCCGGGAATCGGTGGGGCTACTGGCGGAGCGGCTGGAACTTCGTCAGCTGCCGGGACAGTTGCGAAGGCAGTCGAGACAGCTGCCAACGCTGCCAAGAAGGTGGTTGAGGAAATTGTCGATCTCCGTCCGTCACTTATTACTGTTGCTGATGTTGTTGCTCGCGAGCGCGGAGATATCATCAACTACGGCGTAAGCGCCGCACCCGGCGCTTTCAATGTTGCTGCTGCGAGAATGGGCGAAGCTGGAATCACTATCAATGTCAATGCTCCAAGTGTTATCGATCAAGAAGGATTCAGCCGCGCTATGGTTGATGCTCTGAATGTAGCTACAAACCGAGGCACAGGTGGCGGCGGTGGGATTAGGACTCAGGCGCAGGTTCTATGACCCTTTGGAATCCGACTTGGCGGGTAAAAGCCAACGGCACAGATATCACTAATATCACCCTGACTAGCCTAAATATTACGAGCGGTCGAACTGATTTCAATTCCAGAACACTTCCGGGCTATTGCCAGTTGTCAGCCATCAATACCGATAACACAGTCTATAACTGGACAGTTAATACAGCCATCACAATCGAAGTCCAAGACAGCGCTGGATCTTATGTCGCTATCTTTGGCGGTCGAATCTCCGACCTAGCAATCGAAGTCCAAACGGCCGGAAATACAGCAACAGTAACCCGAATAAATATCACAGCGGTCGGAGCTCTTGCCAAACTTCAACGAGCTCTATTCGATGGAAACCTAATCGAAGATTTAGACGGCGGTCAGATTGAGCAACTACTAGAAGAATTATTAACCGAGTCTTGGAATGAAGTTAGCCCATCACTTTTATGGAGCAATTATGAAGCGACGACTACTTGGGCTAATGCTGGCAATGTAGGGCTTGGCGAAATTGATGCCGGGGAATATACAATGGTCAGCCGACAGATTACCGATGCCATTATCGCGCCTATTGCTCAACAGATAGCTTCAAGTGCTGGTGGCTATTTATACGAGGACGCATCCGGTCGCATCTCTTATGCTGATGCCAGCCATCGACAAGACTACCTAGAGACTTACGGATATGTTGAATTAGACGGCGGTGATGCTTTAGGGGCTGGCGTTTCAGCTGTGACCCGACAAGGCAACCTAGTCAATAAGCTCATAGTCGATTATGGCAACAATTTTAATAATACTTACACAGCCGAGGACACAGCCAGCCAAGCGACTTATGGCCTTTACACCGAGCAATTCAACTCTTATCTAAAAAACGCCAACGATGTCGAGCTGTTTGCCGATAAGGTGATAGGCCTTCGGGCTTATCCCTACGCCGAATTTCAGTCAATCACCTTCCCGCTTCAATCCCCTGAAATTGACAATACGGAGCGAGACGCGCTCCTTAATATCTCGATGGGTTTGCCGGTGGCGATCAGCAACTTGCCAGCAAATATCTCCGGCGGGACATTTTTAGGCTTCGTAGAGGGCTGGAGCTTTAGGGCATCAGTCGGCGGCCTATTCCTCACCTTAAGACTTAGCCCGACCGAATTCAACACATTCACAGAGGCTTGGGAAGATGTAGCGCCTTCCGAGCTTTGGAACACCCTATCCGCTACACTTACTTGGCAAAACGCGACAGGAGTAATCAGTTAATGGCCACTACGACGAATTATAGCTGGACTACGCCGGATGACACCGACTTAGTCAAAGACGGCGCATCGGCGATCAGATCGCTTGGGACGGCGATTGATAGCACAGTTTTTACTAATGCCGGAAACGCGCTTCAAAAATCAACAATAGACGCGAAAGGTGATTTATTAGTCGGAACGGCTGATAATACTGTCGGTCGGTTAGCAGTCGGCACAAATGGATACACACTCGTAGCGGATAGTGCCGAAACTACGGGCTTGAAATGGGCTGCTGCGGCTGGTGGCGGTAAAGTTTTACAAGTCGTTTCAGCAACAACGACGACCGACACTACAATCGCAACGACAACAATGACGGACACGACAATAACGGCAACAATTACGCCTACAGCGGTAACTTCTAAAATTTTAGTTTTAGTTGATGGAACTCACTTGTTTAAGAGAACTGGCTCTTCACAAGCAGTCGCAGCTGATTTGCTAAGAGGCGCGACAGTTATCGGCGATTTTTTTACAGAAGGCGGCGGACGATTAGAAGTCACGGGCGGAACTTATATCGAAGTCGTTAAGCAATTTTCTTTTAACTTTTTAGATAGTCCAAATACAACTTCGGCTACAACTTACAAGCTACAAGCAAATATAAGCACAACTTCGGGCAGCGGTTCAAGTCGCTGGCAATATGAGGGTTCGCCTTCGACTATTACTTTATTAGAGATAGGTGCGTAATGAATCCAAATGATCTCGTTAAAGCAATTCGTTTATTAAAGCCTAATTCAGAATTTTCTTTTCAGGGAACGGATTACTCCACTATTAAGTGGGATGTTATAGATGGCGATGAACCAACTTGGGCAGAAATACAGGCCGCCCATCAACAAATAAAATCAGCTGAAGAAGCCGAAGCTGAAGAAGCCAAAATTAAACGCGAAGCTTTGCTTGCCCGTTTAGGCATTACTGAAGAAGAAGCTAAACTACTACTAGGCTAATGGCTAAACTTTGTAAAGCCGGGCAACAATTACGCGAGCAAATAGACGATGAATTTCCTAGCCGCGATCGTAAAAGTGATGGCTGGATTGCTGATGCTCGCCACCTTGCTAATAGCTCTAATTCTGATCATATCCCCCGCGATGGCGTAGTCCGGGCAATAGATATCGATGCCAACCTTAACGACCATCCCGAAGCAACTTACGCGCTTGTGGAGCAGATTAGAAAATGCGCCAAGCTAGGGGATAAACGAATCAAATACATTATTTACGATGGACAGATTATGTCCTCAATTCTTAACTGGAAACGCAGAAAATATAAAGGGGCAAACCCACACCGCTCGCATTTTCATATCAGCTTTACGACCTTAGGTGATGAAGATAATCGATGGTTCGACCTGACAGGAGAGAGACACAATGCTAAACGATCTAAAAAAGGCAGCCGAAAGCTGGGCAAAAGCATTTCTAGCAGCAGCTCTAGCGACCTACCTAGCGGTGGGCTGGGATGTAAGTGCGATTGTAAATGCCGCAATAGCATCAGTCTTGCCTAGCGTTATCAACTGGCTTAACCCAAATTACGAGCGCTACGGCAAAGTCAAATAAATGGATGCCAATTCAATCGCGGCGTTTATCGCGTCCGTCCTCGGTTCTATTGGCTTACTTATTGCCGGACTTCGATACATAATTAAACTTGAGAACCTTCCGCTAATTTCCAGACTTGATAAGTTAGAATCGACTCTTGAACTCGCACTAGCGCAAAAGGTGGCAAAGAGTGGCAACTCGAAAACGCGTCGCTAAGAAGAAGCCGGTCAAGCGCCGGGTTCGACCTAAAGAGCCGCCTACCAAACTTGATTACTGGGCTATTGCTTGCCAAGAGATTTACAAGTCCTGCCGTAATGCGGGGATGGACGAAGGCACAGCTCTAGCCTTTGCTATGGATCGCAGCTCTTGGCCGGACTGGGTTCTCGATCCTTCCGACCCGCTCAAGAAGATTGGGTGGGAAGATGGAGAGGAAGATAACTGACCTACTTTAGGGAAGTCGAACTCTTCGAGGCGCTAAAGGCCGAATACCCGGACTTAACGCCTCTTTCAGCGACCGACCGGGCAGACGGAATCACCCATAACGCCTACCTCGAGCTTAAATGCCGTAGGACTCATTACGATACTTTAATGATTGAGCGCCATAAGTGGGATTACTTGGCCGATATAAGGGCTAGAACGGGCGCTAGAACGCTTTACATAAGCGCCACACCTAAAGGTATCTACGAGTGGGATTTAGGGGCTATAAACGAGCCTGAATGGGTTTCTAAGCGCCTTCCTACCAAGACCGATTTTGCCGGTTCTCAGATGGTTGAGAAGTGGGTCGGCTTCCTAGATGTCCGACACTCCCGGCTCCTACTTGTCTAAATAGATTTAGGGTCTTATGCTTCTCGGGTAAATCGATTTAGATTTACAGAAACGGGAGCTAAATGCTAAAAATAGAATCGGCGAAGGTAATTGAAGCAGCCGAGCAATATATCGCTAAAGGATGGTGGGTGCTGCCTTGCCTACCAAAGTCAAAAGAGCCGCATTTTGGCTTAATTAAGCGGGCTTATTTAGACGCTACGAATGACATTGAAACAGTCAAATTATGGGCGAAATTAGATCCGAATATGAATCTAGGAATCAATGCCATTAAGTCGGGATTAGTAATTCTCGACATAGATTTCCGCAACGGCGGAAAAATAGACCTCTCTTGGGATAAGACATTTACTGTCAAAACTGGAGACGGCTTTCATCTCTATTATCAAGACAGCCAACCGGGGCAATATCGAAGCACCATCACCGGAGTCGATATTAAATACAAAGGTTATGTAGTGGCTGCTCCTTCGATACATCCGAGCGGCCATCATTACGAGATAGTAGATGATAGTCCGGTCTCTAAATTGCCGATAGAACTAGAGGAGACAATATGTCGATTTCAGTTTTAGTTATTAAATACGATGCTCAGGCTGGGGCTTGGACTGATGGGACTAATTATGTTAAAGGTTCAATTATCCGGCGCTACGCAGTCGAAAAGCTAGGGCGCACAGGATCATCTAGAGGCAGACTTTCAAGAGCTGAAATCTCAGCCTACTTCTTAGATAAGTTTGGAGTGAGCGCTGATGTCAGATAACCAGTTGCTATTCCTGATGATTGCCATTCCCACTTCAATCGTATGGTGGGCAATGATTAGAGCAGAAAACAAACAAGCTGAAGCCTTCCGTCTAGGTTATGAAAGAGGTCTAGCTGATGGACGAACTATCAGAACGAGGGCTTAATGAATGGATTGAAATTGCCCGAGACACTCTTAATGACAGAGGACTCGAATATGGTGATCCGAGGGACAACCTATTACGCATTTACAAACTATGTTGCGCCTTCGGTATTCAGCTCAGAGACCCAGCTGACTTGGCGCTGGTCTTTATCGCGACCAAACTCTCAAGAATGGTGGAAAGCCCACAGCGGGAAGATTCGTATCTCGATCTCATTGGATACGCAGCTATTCTCGCTAGAACAAGATTTACCGATTGGAGCGACTTTGGCGCTTTTGAGGAATAGCAACCTTCAGCAATTCTGCGACTACTGTAAGCAACGCTACGCTCATTTAAGTCGCGGTGGGCAGCTTCATCAATTAGCTCAAAAGCCGGCCTATTGGAAGGTCGTTAGCGAGCACCCTAAGCGCAAAGGCATTACTAGATTCTATTGTCTTGAGTGCGCTGCTGATATTCAGAACTGGCCTGACGGCACATTTTATTCATTAAAAGAACAATTACAGGACGCGCTAAAAGATACAGCGCAAAGGG